CCAATGGCTCTTGAGGTAACCATCCACACGAAGGACGCATGCGGGGAGTGCGTGAAGACCAAGAACACTCTCAACTCGCGCCAGGTACCGCACCAAACCATCCACGTAGCGGATGACCATATCGAGAAGATCGAGCAGCTGAGGGATATCGCAGAGCAGATGGGCATCAGCCCTTCGATGCCATTCGTCAAGGTCGTTGATACGACCACAGGGGAAGCCGAGCAATGGTTCGGCCACCGCCCGGATCTGATTGTCCAGCACATCATCGCAAAGAGAAACAGGAAGTAGCCATGACTAACGAAAACATCACCGTCCAGGACCTTGGGGAAGACACCGATCTTTTCATCGTCACCGGGACGACCGACGCTCACAGCGCGGACGAAGCTGTCCGCACCTATGTCGAGCAGCTGACCGGGGAGACGATCGAGACCCTGCAGGATGCTGATGACCTGGTGGAGTTCCGCATCTCGTACCGAACCGATTGGGCCTGGATGCCAGGTCCCAATGCTGAAGACCCGATGGACGGCGCGACTCTAGTCCGCGAGGAACGAGGCAAAGGCCTCCAGCGCTTCGCTGGCTTCATGGTGCAAGCATGAGACACCACGGCAATCCACGCTTCGTGGCCGTCCTTGGATTCGGGACTGTGGTTCTCCTGGTCATCGTTGGACTGGGGGTGAACATCGCTGCCAGCTTCTACGAAGTGTCCAAGACCTGCACCGTCACGGGCAAGGAATCGGTGGCCAAGGGAGAAGAAGGCCACGAGTACAGGGTCTATACCGAGCAATGCGGATCGTTGGCTGTCCGAGACAATCTGCTTCGAGGTCGGTTCAACGCGGCCGACGTCTACGGGCAACTGCAGCAGGGGCACACTTACGACCTGGTGACCTTGGGCTGGCGGATCCCTATCTGGTCGATCATGCCAAACATCTACACAGCCTCTGAGGTGCAGCCATGACATCGATGGTTGAAGCCCGCAGGTTGAACGGCACGGATCTGGGAAAGACCGTTGGTGCCTTCGGTGTGCTGCAGGCCGTCGCACATCGTGTGGTGGCCATTCAGGCACCTGAAGCCCTTGAGCAGCAGTTGCACAAGGTCGTGGTCATCGAGGCCAGCGCTGGAACGTTCATGGTGTGGCCTTCTTCCAAGGTTGCGGTTACCGCCCTGGACTCCGGGGAGGCGTCGTCATGACCTGGTCAATCCTGGAAGCCTTGTTCAACGTGTATCTGGGCGGAATGGCCTTCGTTTACTTCGGTGGACTGGCGGCCTGCTGGCTAGCGTGGTTCGGTGCCCTGTCCAACACTCCCGACGAAGGACGCCGCATTCTTAAGCATTCGGCACGAGTCGTGGTGTTCTGCTGGGCGTGGCCGCTGATCCTCACCGCTTTAGTCCTAGTTGGCTTGTGGCGGCTAGCGGACTTCCTGGTCGAATCTGCCGAAGTGGAAGATCTCTGGAATCGGGGCAGGAAATGAGCAGCCAGAACATTGCCCGTGCCATCGACATGGCCCAGCACGCCGCGCATTGCCACCGCACGGGACAGCCACGCCTGGCAGCCCTATACGAGAAGAACTGCCGGGAATCCATGCGCCTAGCTAAGAGCGAGATCCGGAGCATGCGTATCCAGGTGAACCCGTTCCGGACTTTCCTCTACATCGCCGAAGACATGCACGACGCCGCGGAAATGGTGGCAAGCGCCTTCACTAAGGCAAGCGCAGAAGTATCCAGGATGGTTTCCGCTCAGCCAGTGAAGTCCGACTTCGCATTAGTCCGATGATCCCCAGCAACGCCCCCAGTCGAAAGGAATAGCACCATGACTACTAACCAGACCCCGCTAAACCATGAAGCGCTTGAAGCCGCAGCTAAGGCGATCTTCGATGTACGAGATGACGAATTCGACCTGGAGGACTGGGACGACTTGGGCGCAACGGAGCGGGAGCGCTACGAATGCGACGCTCGCGCCGCCCTCTCCGCTTACCTCCCGGTCGCCCAGCCGGTAGTGAACAGAGTGGAAGAGATCTACGCGTTGCCGGACGGCTCAGTACTCGCAAACAAGCACGGGTATATCGGAATCATCAAGGACGGCTGGGTACATGAAGGGCAGGGCCGCCCAATCACTCTTGTATATGTCCAGGAATTCTTCCTCCCCGCCACGGTCTTACAGCGTCCGGAGGCCGACGATGCCTAAGCCAACTCCGCTAAACCAAGGTGCGCTCGAAGCGGCGGCGGAAGCTGAGTACCCGCATTTGTTCAACGGCATGATGGAGAAGAGGCTGGCCCGCCTCGGAAGGCTTTACACGCCAGAACAAGCCCGGGAAAGCGCAGAGAATAAACGAGCCGAAAAGATCGAATTGATCGCTCGCCATGTAGGGACTTATCTTTCCGCTTTGACCTCCAAGGCAGACGCGCTGTTCACCGTTGAGAACTTGCAGAACTTCCGCGCAATCGTAGAAAGCGGTACTCCGCTGGCCAGGAACACTGTCCTGCGCCTGATTGAGCAGGCTCGCGAGCTTGTGGCCGACCAATCGGTATCGAACAGCGTGGAAGAACTCGACGCAAAGATTCATTTGATCAGTTGGGATCCACAACCCGAGTGCGGTCACTTTAGTTTGAAGCCAGATGAAACATTTGTGGGCGTGGTCGTGAGAACGGACCGTTCGTGGTCTTTGGGAGACAAGGCGACCCTCCGCATTGAACGCCCAGAGGTGGACGATGCCACGTAAGACCATCGACCAGCAATACGGGAATCCAAGCGGCCGTTTCGTTCGTCATCTGCATACCGATAACCACGCTCGAAAATCTTTCAAGGACTTCATGGGCCCCAGCGCGAGAGCCAGGTATTGGCCCATGCGGATCTTGACCGGCGAATGGGCAGTGATCCGCAACCCGCTTATGGAACCACTACTGCACCGAGGGAGGAAGAACCATGGCTAAGTACACCGTGCGACTTGTCTATCCATCCGGCACGACCAAGGACGTGTTCCACACTGACAGCAAGCGTGAAGCCGAGGGGTACATCAAAGCATCGAAAGAGCTGCGGCCACGCGTCCGGCACCAGCTCGGCACCAGTGAGCCATCCACCGAAGGATGGGCGCATGTCTGCAGAAGATCAACGGGGTGCTCGTGATGACAAGGAATACCCGACGTGTCCGCATTCGGTTCACTACGTTCAGCCGTGCAACACCTTCGGGATACGGGCAGGCGAGCATTCGGACCTACCAAATTCCCAAAGGACGAGTTCGCGCAAGGTACGCAGGCATCCGGCTCAATATGCCGCTCCGTGTCAAGACGTTTGGCCTGGTACCTGCAGCTCTCAACCCGCCCGCCACGATCAGGAAGAGCACATGAGCGCATCACCAGACATCATCCAGAAACTTGACCCTCTGCGCGACATGAACCCAATCATGATCGGCAAGCTCAACAACGTGGATCATCACGGATTGCACCTCCGGGCCGAACGTAGCCCCCGGGCCATGCTCTACGGCCGAATTGTCGAAATCTTTCACGGGCAGCACGTCACCACCGTCAAAGTCCGATGGAACGGGCTCACGGATGAAATCAAGACAGATCCAGAACACGTAGTCCGAGTAGAGGTCACCACGTGAACTGGCCAATGAAGAACGCGAGGGCACCGCCCCTGACCTCGTCAATGTCCAAAGAAAAAATGATCCATTGTGAAAGGAGGGAAAAGAATTGCCATTCTTCCAAGTTGATGACCAGCTCCACGTCAACCCGAAAACATCAGCGCTCGCCGAAATGGCGTTGCGGGATGATCTGGTGGGCATGGCAGCGTTAGGGCTCTGGACTATGGCAGGAAGCGTCACCCAGGCCGCGTTGACCGATGGTCTCGTCTCCCATGTGCAGCTGATGAAGATTCTGCTCAATAGTGATGCAGTTGATCTCTTGGCCGCGCGTTTGGTTGAGGTGGGACTGTGGCACACGGCCGGGCATTCCTGCGAGCAGTGCCCGAAGGTCAAGGAAGGGCATTATCTTTTCCACGACTGGTTCCAGTTCGGGTACGACAAAGGTGTCGAAGTGCGCCTGGCCAGAGCCAAGCGCAAAGAGCTCAACGATCCGCAGATCAAAGCTGCGGTGTGGGCTCGCGACGCCGAGGACGACAAGTGCACCAGGGGAAGATGCCGCTACTGCGGCGATATGGTCTTCAAGAAGACCAGCAAGGGCGACAAGCGCCCAGAAATGGATCATGTTGACCCGAAGCTAGCAGTGGGCGTCAGGAATATTGTCTTGTCCTGCGCCCAGTGCAACCGGGAAAAGGGCAGACGCACCCCAGAGCAGGCAGGCATGGCCCTGCGCCCAGCTCCAGTCCGTGAAACCGCTGCAGCTCCGTCGAGCTTGACGATCGCACCTTCGGGTCCGCAGAACGTCGCTCCGGAGACCACGGCGGATTCACCGGCTGTCGAGCAGGCGCCGCAGGATCCAGCCTCACGTTTTGGCCTCAGCCTCGCCGCCAAGGCATCAGCTCCAGCTGCAGCTCCGTCGAGCTTGACGATCGCACCTTCGGGTCCGCAGAACGTCGCTCCGGAACCAGTTGTAGAAGCCGATGACTTTTCGGGAGCCGAGGAGGACATGCCAGCCTGGGCGGCAGAAGAAGACCCTGATATTCCGGCTGCAATGACCAAAATTACGACCATCGATGGTCCGAGACATCCACCATCAATGGTCGAAGAGCAAAAAGCTATCTACGGGCGCGCGCATACGCGTGCACGGGCTGGCAGGGCAGGGCAGGGTATGGAAGGGCCAGGGTCTGGCTCAGGGTCAGCCGAAGGTCAGCCCAGCTCTTCCAGTGATCCATCCAAGCCCCGAAGATCTCGATCCAGACGCAGACGGGGGAAGAAGAATCCTGGTCTGGGCAACTCAACGTCTGAACACCAATCTCCTGAACGTGCTGCTGCTGTCTCTCATGATGCGGGGGAAGCGCCTGAGGTTCTTGCTGGTGGTCGGTATGGGTCGAGGTATTACGGGGTCAAGGGGCAGCGGGTGGACGAGCCGAATAGCTCCTGTGAGGTCCACGGGTTGCAGTTGCCGTGTAGGAAGTGCCAGGACGCAGTTGAACGAACTTACGTTGAGGGGGATCTGTAGTGGGAGATCATGTTGGTGGCCCGGATTGTGATTGCTGGGGATGCGTCTCGCGACGAGCCCACGAAGCGGGTGTGTGCGTGGTGCATGCCAAGGGTTGGGGCTTGGGCCCGGCTCCGGTCACTGCTGTTGGGTCGAGGGTGTGTCATGAGTGCGAGGACCGGATGCGTTCGGATCTGAGGCTTGTGGCTGAGCGGTGGGATGCTGCACAGGAGGGTTTGGTTCCGGGGCAAGGCTCGGGCGGGCGGCAGGGGACAGCGGTATCCGCGCCGTTGCCGATCCGTGTCGATGTGGTTGACGCGGTGATCACGGCCAGTCGCCAGGTGTGGAAGATCGTGCCATTGCTTCTGGATGAGTATCCGGATGTGCGGTTGCCAGATGACCAGTCAACGCCCTCGATTGCCGAGTGGCTGTATCGGTGGCAGGTGCTGAGGGTGGTGCAGATGCCGGATGCTGGTCATGTGCTGAAGGCCTATTGGTGTGCAGCCGAAGCCGCTGAGGAGATAGCCCGGGTGACTATAGCTGACGCCCCTACGGTAGAGCTGCCCGTGCCAGACCAGTGCAAGGCCCCTACCCGGAACGGGGATGGCACCCTGGCCATGTGCGGGGGAGACCTGGCCACGATGTGGGACCAGACTGGGAAGGCCAAGACGGTTGTATGCACCACGGACAGGTCTCACATGATCCCGTGGGATTCGTGGGCCAAGTCCATGGCAGCACGTAGACCGAGAGGCGCTAGACCCCGGAATCATGCGGGAATCTAGTTCCTTGACTTAGCATGATTAAATTAGTGGTGAAGTGGAATTACTGAATCCAGCGAAGCCCGACTGTTCCCCAAGGCAGTCGGGCTTTGTCATGTCCACAACACTGGAGGTGCACAAGGTGAACGTCAATCAAGCACCAGTCAAGCCGTGGAGCGGACGCGCAGCAGGTGAAGCGCTGAGACAGGTCAAAGCGCAAGGCAGACGTAACCAAACTCCATGTGTCATCTGCAACCAGGGCATCGACTACTCGTTGAAGTACCCACACCGACAGTCCTGCAGCGTCCAGCACGTCAAATCACGAAAGCATTTTCCACAGCTCACGTGGGACCCAGCCAACTGGGCACCGGCACACCTTGACTGCAACCGATCGGCCGGCGCACGAGTCCAGACCGGACTCGGAGTCACCGACGATTGGTGACTACGTCCAAGCCGAAGCCCAAAAAAATCCAGCACCCTGCCGAGCGGACACTTCACGCATTGCAGTTTCCTCTCCCCCCGGAAAATTTTTGAACCGATATTCAGTCTGACAAGGCATTATGGCGGTGAAAGTGAACCCGTCAAACCAGAAAGGGTGAAAAATGCGTGTAATTGACCCCGAAGTGATCGATCGAGATGCGGCCTGCCAGTTCTTGGAAGCCAATGGTATTGACCCGCACTGGATTGCCCGGCAGCCCCTGGTCTACGATGGCCGCGCTCTCCGTGTCCGAGCGGACTACTGCCCGCATATGGAGGACGGTAAGCGGATCCTCAGCGGCTCTCGAATCGGATTCTTGACTATCCCGATCTGGTACAAGGTCCACCGGGAAGCAACGCCACGCCGCTACGGCATATAGAGCGGCAATCCCATGAAAGACCGCGCCAAGATCATCCAACTACACGGCAGCGGCCATGCAATCAGAGAGATTTCCCGAGACCACGAGGTATCCCGCAATGCTGTCCGCCGAGCGCTCGCCGAGGATGCTCGCATGGAGTACTGGCGGCCGAGTGCTTCCGAGGAATTCGAGCCAGCCGTTCGTGACGTCCTCGCGGACTATCCACACATGTCCGTGCCGGACATCTCGACCATGATCGACTGGCGCAAATCCCGCCGGACGCTCTCAGACCTTGTCGCGAAACTCCGCCCCGAATACATCGAGCGGGCAGACTCCGAAGCGACAGACGGTGGAAACATCTCAGCGGTCAGCATGGACTCTTTGAGAGCTGGCTCATTCAAGGCACTCAACGTGCTTGGCTACGGCGATATCGAAGCCCACGAGCTGACTGCCAAGGAGGTGGAATGGTGGACCGAGCTGAAGAACGCGACCCACGTCTGAACCCGCCTGACCGACTCCCCAACAACGTCAAAGCTGTCTGGGATGAGATCGTGGCCTGTAACGATGTAGCCGGCACCGTAGACCGCCAGGCACTCGAAGCGTTCTGCTACTTGGTAGCAAGGATGCGTCAAGCTCAGGAACGCATCGAAGAGGAAGGCATGGTGGTCCGCGACGCTCGCGGCAAAGTCCAGCCACACCCCGCGCTAGAAGTAGAACGCAAACTAGCCGAGCAGATCCGCGCCTGGGGAGACCGCTTCGCACCGTTAGTCAAACCAACCAGGAAACGCGGCTACATGGCCGACGCCACCGCCGCAGCCGTGGCCAACGCCCCCCATCTCCAAGGCGAAGACAGCAAGAAGTACGCCGGCCTGATCGCCGCCGCCCGAACCCAAGCCTGGCTAATCGATGAAGCGCAGCGCGACTCTATGGAAGCGCTCAACGAGGCGGTCATCAAGATCATGCCGCAATACATCAAAGCCTGTTCCGAACTGCAGATCACTCCAGCATCCTTGAGCGTTGGCGTCGCGCCAGAGCCGCAAAAGCAAGACAAGGGAGGCGGTAGTGGCAGCAACGTCTCAAGCTTCCAGGACAGGGCAAACCGCCGCCGGACAGCCTAAGAAAAAACGTCCAAAGCTGTACGGCAAGGAAAAGCCACGCGTCTTCACCCCGCCGCTTCGTCCGTTGGAACCGCGCTCGCCGGAAACGGAACAGTGGACGCTTGGCTACGACGTCATCGACTTTGCCGAAGAGGTCTTGAAGATCACGTTGTACCCGTGGCAGAAGTGGTTACTGGTGCACATGCTGGAGCTGCTTGAAGATGGGCAGTTGCGCTTCCGAACCGTGATTGTTTTGATCGCTCGCCAGAATGGCAAGTCCACGCTGTCGCAGGTGCTTGCCATCTGGATTATTTGCGTGTGGGGCTGGCCTCTAGTCCTGGGCACGGCCCAGGACTTGGAAACAGCGGAGGAAGTTTGGCAAGGCGCTGTGGACATGGTGGAGGAGTCCGAGGAGCTTTCACCGCTGATCGACAAGGTTGTCAAGGTCAATGGCAAGAAGGCCCTGGAGATCATCCGCGATGTCGAGGACTACAGGCAAGCCAAGAAACGCAGCAAGACCCGCTACAAGGTAAAAGCGGCCAACCGCAAAGCTGGCCGTGGATTCACCGGCAACCTGATCCTGCTTGACGAGCTTCGCGAGCATCAGAATTGGGATGCCTGGGGAGCGATCACCAAGACCACGATGGCCCAGATTGAAGCGCTGGTTTTGGCGCTGTCCAACGCTGGCGATGTCACCAGCGTGGTACTTCGGTACTTGCGCCAGATGGGGCACGAAGGCGCAGGAGATCCTGACGGCATTTGCCAGTCCGGAGAAGACTTGCTGCCTGATGTCATCGATCTTGGCATGAGCAAGGAAGATGACCCTGATGACGAAGGGTACGACGAAGACGACGAATGGGAACAAGAACCTGACACGCTAGGACTCTTCGAATGGTCAGCCATTCCAGGGTGCTCCAAGTGGGACCGCGAGGGATGGGCCCAGGCTAATCCATCGGTGGGTTGGAACCCGGGCTTTTCTGAGCGGACGCTCGTTGCTGCTTGCAAAACGGATCCGGAATGGGTTTTCAGGACCGAGTGCATGTGCCAATGGTCGGATGGTGTCCTGGAAGGGCCCTTCCCACCTGGTGTGTGGGAGGAAGGCCAGAACAAGCCGGAGATCGGTCCAGACAGCTCAACTCGTATCGCGGAGGAAGACAGGATCGTTTCCGACGTGACGGTCGGACTGGCCCAGTCCAGCGACCGCGAGTACGTCTACATGGCTCGTGCGGGGTACAGAGCAGATGGGCAGCCCCAAGTTGAGCTGGTGGCGGCTAGGCATGGCACTGAGTGGACTTTCGGTTACTTGATGAACTCCAAGCGCCGAGACTCAATCAAGGGCGTCACAGGGCAATCCAAGGGTGCTCAGGTTTCGGCATTGATGGAAGATCTTTCGGAAGCTAAAAGCGACCCTGAGATCCCTTTCGATGTGCCCGTGATTCCTTGGCAAGGCACAGACCTGACCAACGGATGGGCGCGGTACATGGACTTCGTCACTGAGAAGAAGCTCCGGCACCACAAGCAGCCGCCCCTTGACCTGGCAGCTACTACAGCAGTCCTGAAGACCTTTAGCGGTGGCGCAACGATACCAGATGACAAAGCGTCGCCTTCGGATACTGCGCCGTTGATGGCTACTGTCGCTGCTCTCTGGTTGCTCACTCGCAAGGATGATCGTGAACTTCCACCGCCCCCGCCACCAGCAGCCGTGAAATCAGCTGATTTAGACACCACATATGGGAACTACACAGGCGGGATGACTGCTGGCCAGTCATACGCCTCTGACATTGGTTCCATCGGATTCTGAGAAAGGAGGGGCGTTGAGCGTACCTACGAATGAAACCGGGTATCAGACCTCAAACTTTTTCGCCTACAGCAGCGACGAGGACACCCAGGAACTTCAGTGGCCAAATAACATCGAGATCTACGACAAGATGCGCCGCCAGGATTCGCAAGTCATGTCGGTGCTCCGTGCAGTCACGCTGCCGATCCGTCGAACTATCTGGCGAATCGAACCCAACGGGGCTCGGCCCGAAGTAGTCCAGATGATCTCCGAAGATCTGGGACTGCCGGTCAAAGGCGAAACTGCTTCATCGGCACCGCGTTCCCGGGACCGGTTCTCCTGGAAAGAGCATTTGCGCCTTGCCCTGCTGATGCTTCCCTTCGGCCACGCGTACTTCGAGCAGGTGTACCGCATCGATGAGCAAGGCATGGCACGGCTTCGAAAGCTCGGCTACAGGCCACCACGAACGATCTCGAAAATCGATGTCGATCGAGATGGCGGATTGAAGCGGATCTACCAACATGGCGACCAGGCCGGAAACAAGAACGCCATGGACGTTGACCGCCTGGTCGCGTATGTCCTGGACCGCGAAGGCGGCAACTGGCTCGGCCAGTCACTGCTTAGGCCAGCCTATAAATTCTGGCTGCTCAAAGACCGTATGCTCAGAGTGCAGCTGCAAGCTGTAGATCGTAACGGCATGGGTTTCCCTGCGTACACCACTGGAGATCTCCCCGAGAACCTGCCGGCGGACAAGTACCAAGAGATCAGACAGCAGGAGATCGCCGCTGGATTGCAAATAGCCAAAGGCGTGCGATCCGGCGAGACCTCCGGCGCGTCGATGCCGAAGGGCGCAAAGCTTGAATTGCTTGGCGTCTCTGGCCAGCTGCCAGACGCTGAGAAGCCCATCCGCTACTACGACGAGCAGATAGCTCGCGCAGTGCTAGCCCACTTCCTGAACCTTGGCACAGAAACCGGTTCCTGGGCGTTGGGAAGCACCTTCGCCGACTTCTTCACTCTGTCGCTCCAGACGATCGCTGGGGACATCGCGGAAACCGCGTCCCAGCACATCGTCGAAGACATTGTGGATCTGAACTTCGGTCCTGACGAGAGAGCACCATTGGTGACTTTCGATGAAATCGGATCGCGCCACCCAGCCACAGCCGAAGCTATTAAGGCGCTCATTGACTGTGGAGTCCTGACAGCTGACGGAAATCTTGAGACTCACGTGCGAACGGTCTATGGACTACCTGAATTCGATCCAGCTACAGCCCGACAGAAACCGCCACAGAAAGGGGCCGACCAAGATGCCGCAAGCACATCACAAGAATCTGCTGAAGCCTCCTAGCAATGCGGCCAAAGCCAATTGGTACCGCATGGAAGCCGCCACCGAAGAAGAGGCCGAGATCTTCATTTATGACGCTATTGGCGGATGGTGGGGAGTCGAAGCATCGCAGTTCGTCAAGGATCTGTCACGGGTTACCGCGTCCAAGATCAACCTCCGAGTTAACAGCCCCGGCGGAGACGTCTACGACGCACTGGCCATCATGAACGCTCTCAAGCGTCACAAGGCCACAGTCTCGGTGACGGTAGACGGACTTGCTGCCTCGGCCGCAAGCTTCATCATCCAGGCCGCTGATGACATCAGTATGGGCAAGGGCGCGGAGATCATGATCCACGACGCTCTCACCTTTGCAGTTGGCAACCCCGCGGACTTCCGGGAAGCAGCAGACTTTCTCGACCGAATCTCCAATACCATCGCCTCGGTCTACGCAGACCGAGCCGGAGGTACCAAGGAGGAATGGCGCGAACGCATGACTGCAGAGACCTGGTACACCGCAGAAGAAGCGGTGGCCGCTGGCTTGGCGGACGCCATTGTCGGATCCGAAGCCACAGAAAAGCAGGCCGAAGACCTCAAGAACCACTGCGATCTAAGCGTCTTCGCCTATGCCGGCCGACGTGAGGCACCGGCGCCACCAACACCAACCAATGCCACTCCCGTGCGGCGTGACATCCAAGACCACTTGTCCGAGGCGCTCGCCGTCGCCGGTGAGTGGCGAACCGATCTGGCTGAGGCGGATTCCCCGACACAGCCCACTACAAAGGAAGGAGCCGACATGTCGGACTCTCTACTCCAGGGCGTCATCCAGCGTCTGGGGATCAAGAATGAAGGTCAGGAAATCAACGAGGAAACCGTGCTCGCGGCACTCGACGAGGTGCTGGCCGAACAGGCGGAAGGTGACGGCGAGCAGCCAGCAGCAACCGCGGCCGAAGGCACCGTAGTTCTGGACGAGGCCCAGTACTCGCAGCTCAAGGCTGACGCCAAGGCAGGCCGCGAAGCTCGCGATCAGCAGGAAGCGGAACATCGTTCCCGGACCGTCGAGAACGCCGTGCAGGACGGCCGTATCCCGCCCGCGCGCCGCAATCACTGGTTCAACCTGCTGGCGACAGATCCAGGCGCTGAGGAAAGCCTCAAGGCGCTGGCTCCAGGCCTCGTGCCGGTAGAAGCCAAGGGCTACACCGGCGGCGTTGACGAGTCCCCTGACGAGGATCAGCTCTACACGAACATCTACTCAAAGGAGGCCTAACCATGGCTACTCAGTACCTTCCACTCTTCCGTCCAGGTGACACCGTCACTTTCGACGTGACTGCCCCTGTAACCGGTGGCCATCCAGTCCAGGTTGGCGCTGCTGACCGTTCTGTGGCTCCTGCAGCTGCCGGCAGCGCTTCCTATGTCGGCATCGCAGGCCATGACGCTGAGATCGGTGACAAGGTCACCATCGAAGTCGGCAAGGTCATCCACGAGCTCAAGGCTTCTGGACCCGTCGCCCTCGGTGCCGAACTGGAAGCCGCCGGTGCAGGCGCAGTTCGAACCGCAACTACCGAAAACGTCATCGGTCTGGCCCTGACTGCAGCTGCCGATGGCGGCCTTGTTCAGGTGCTCCAGCGCTAAGAAAGGACTCAACCTAAAATGATGACTTACCCATACACTCCAAGCCAGGTGGCGAAGGCCAGCGCGGCAGACTTGATCGCATTCATCAAGTCACCGACCTTGCTTGCTCGTCGTCTGGACGAGATCCTGAAGGCCCAGCAGTTCATTGGCAACTTCCTGCTGCAGGGACGCTACCAGGTGCAGGGCGGCGGCATCATGGTGCCGACCAAGGAGAACATCCGCACCAACCGCCGCGCCGAGACCGTAGCACCCGGCGGAGAGTACAAGCTGACCCAGATGTCTCCGGAGCAGTACGAGATGTACACCGCCTTGAAGGACGGCATCGCCACTGAAGTCACCGATGAGGAGGTTGGCCGCCTGCTGCGCCAGCCCATCGATGACGCTTTGAGCTACCTGCAGACTGAGCTGGTATTCAGCGCCAACGACACTGCTCTGGGCGTGATCACTTCCTCGATCACCCAGACCGTGGCCGGCGGTGCCTGGACCAACGGAAAGCAGATCCTCAAGGACGCCATGGTGGCCAAGGCCAAGGTGCGTGCACTGAAGCTAGGCTACGACATCGATACGGTGGTCCTGGACGGCGTCCAGCATGCCGAAATCGTTCCGGAACTGCTCGACATCCTCCCGGACAACGACGACACCGCTAAGACCGGTGCTTTCCCAACCATCGGCGGCATCACCTGGGTGGCCGCTGACGGCGGAGAGATCAGCGACCCGCTGTTCGTTGACCGTCGAGTACTCGGCGGCATTGCACGCGAACAGATCCCTTCCCCGGAATATCGACCAGTCGGCAACGACACCGGCGTAGAGATCGCGTCCTTCCGTGAAAAGTCGGACAAAACGCGCCTTCAGGCACGCAACCCGCATGTGCCAGTGGTGACCAACCCGCTGGCTGGAATCTACGTCACCGGAACGGGGGCTTAACCCATGGCTATTTACAAGGCCAAAGCACGAGTCGTGAAGGTTTCCGTCGGATCGCCTGACGGCAACCGCGTCGCTCGCATCGTCCATGCAGGAAGCATCATCCCGCAGGGAGTGCACGAAGACCAGATCAAGCATCTCCTGGCGCGAAAGCTGATTGAGCTCGTGGACGGCACCGAAGACTCGGAGCCGAGGGAAACTGCGGCTGATCATTTGAAGGAGCAGCTTGAAAAGGCTGTGAAGCAGGCGAACGAGGCAGAAGCCAAAGCTACCGCGGCCGAGGCGAAGGCAGCTGAAGCCGATGCCAAGGCCGCTGCTGCCGAAAGCGAACTGGCTCAGCTGAAGACTCCACCACCGAAGGCACCAGGTACTAAGACCAGCGGAGCGAAGTAGGAGAGCGGGTGACCATGGCCGACTTTGCAGAGCCGAAAGATATTGAGAACGCCTGGCGCCCGCTCAACACTGTGGAAACTTCACGGGCGACTTACTGGATCGGTGCGGCATCACGCAAGATCCGGCGTCAGTGGAAAGACATTGACGCTCGGATCAGCACCGGCGAGCCGAGCGCCGATGATGTGAAAGACATCGTCATTGCACTAGTCATCGGAATTCTTCCCGGGCTGGAAAACGAAGGCAAGAAGTCGCTTTCGGTTCAAGCTGGCAATATGACGCGATCCTTCACCGTAGAAGAACGCCGCAACGAAGACCGGTTGCACTTCGAAAACTGGATGATCGAGATCATCGAAGGCAGTACTGAGAAAGCAGCCTTGCCGAGGATTGAGGCACCGAAACCCTATGGACTCAACCGGATTTTCCCGCAGTGGAAAGACACCTACTAGCAGGTTCAGCAAGGAGAATCGATGATCGTACTTGACGGATTTCCCGAAGACTGGCGATGCACAGTCGTCGTCACCCGCGCCGGCGGCTTGGATGACAACGGAGACCCGCAAACCGGACAAATGATTTCAGTTGAAAACTGCCTGGTTTCCACCAGCTCGTCAACAAAGGATGACCAAGCCTCCGATGTCGTGACTACGAAGCTGTCACTGTTTAGAGATCCGGATCCGGAATTCGAATTTCAATCAACAGACAAGATCGTGATACCCGAAAGCGCCATGGGGGCAGGGACATACTTTGTTGACGGGCGGCCGCGAGTCACACCACTCGGTGTCGAAGTACCGCTGAAGGGAGCTGAATCCAATGGCTAAACTCTACGAACCAGATCCCGTAGGCATTGCAGAAGTCGCGCGCTCGGCGAAGATGCAGGCAGCTATGGTCGCCATAGCAACTGCTGCTGTCTCTGGAGTCCGCGCTATCAGCCCGGTGAAATCGGGCGAGTACCGCGCTGGGTTTGCCGTTGAACCGACGACAAACATCGCCGGTTGGAAGAACGAGGAGCGGGCAGCAGCTCGCATCGTCAACACCGTCCCATATGCGTCCGCTGTGGAACGGAAGCATCGGATCCTTAGCAGGATCTCCTCCATCGTTGAAAGTGGGTAAATGTGTCTGCCTATGTGTTTCCGGATGCTGTGAAGTGTGTGAAGAGCGCGCTGGCAGCAGATGGTTTCAATGCAACCCTGCAGCTGAGCCCAGAAGACCTGGACGGCCGCGAGGTCGTGCACATTCAGGACGGTGGCGGTAACGAGCAGAGCATCTTCCGCACGGACAAGATCCTGGTCGATGTATACGCCACGGGGCGCACGGCAACGAAGGACCTTGCAGAAGCGGTCAGGGCGAGCCTGATGAAAGGCCCGCTGGACACGGCAGATGGAGTCATTGACGAAGTAACTGTCGAAATGGTGCCGACCAAAGAGGATTTTCCTTCCCAGGAAATCTGCAAGTTCGTCGCTATCTACCGGGCAGAATCCCGACCAATCTAGTTCGCAATCAAACAATCAACAGAGGCCTTCCCAGCTGGGCGGGCCTTTTCTCTTGCCCTCGCATGGGGCGGAAGGAGGCGGCTCAATAATGACCGCTATGACTTGGGGCGCTTTCCAAAGCGCCAACGAGAACACGAAGGGCGTCCGCAAGACGCTCGGTGCCGCGCTGTTCCTGGCACCGGAAAACTCGGAGGTGCCAGGCGATTTGGTTGACACCACCGGCTTGCTGATCAACTCCCTGCCAACGGCTTACCTGCCGGTGGGCCTGCTGTCGCCGGATGGAATCAACCACGAACGCGAAACCGATTCCGAAGGCGTGGATGCCCTGGGCCATCTGTCTCCGGTTCGCGAAGACGTCACAGGCGACACCCGGAGCGTCACTTTCACCGCCTTGGAGACGGTACGCGCCAGCATCGTTTCCCTGGTGGAGGGAATCGTGCTGCCGAAGGTAGGCGCTAACGGCTTGGTCAAGTACGAGATCCCGGACTTCCCGGAAAACAAGTTCTTCCGGTGCGTGGCTATCACCTTCGACGGATCCACTACTGAGCCCTGGTTCGAATCGAAGTTCTACCCGCGTGTCTCGGTGACCAGTTTTCCATCTGAAGCCTGGACGAAGTCTGATGCTCGCGCGTTCGAAATTGGCCTGAAGGCCTATCCGGACAGCGATCTCGGATACATCAAGGCCGAGCAGAAGGGCGGCCTCGGCTTCAAGAACAACGCTGAAGCCCTCGGCTGGGAAATCACTGCCGCGTAACCACGCCTGGTTAGTTTTCGTGGCGGCCGGATCCCAAAGACGTTTTCCTTTCTCACTGGGTGTGTAGGAAGACAACGCTGCTGGCCGCCACGGATTACCTCACACACCCAGAAGACAACAAGGAAAGAGGAGGAGCCACCATGGCAATTCTGATCAGCCCCGACAAGAAGACCCAGATCCCCACGGACAATCCAACTGAGATCGTCCGGCTCAAGGCACAGGGCTTCACCGTGAAGCCTGAACCAGCAGGAAAGACTGCCGCTGCCGAGAAGCCGGCAACGCAGGACGGCGCTGCAAGCAAGTCCGCCAGCAAGTAGCCCCACAGAAAACGCCGCTAAGGCTAAACACACACCCAGAAAGTGAGGGTACATCCAATGACTGATGCACCTAAGATCAACGCAACCATGTCCGACCTCGACTCTGTCGCCCAGGCAGGCCCATTCATCCAGGCACTCAGTGGAGGTAAGCGAATCACCTTCCCGGATCCTGGAACGATGGAATGGACCAAAGCCGAAGAGTTTCTTGAAGACCTGGACAAGTCCAACACTCGTGGCATGCTCGAAAAGTGGCTATCGGAAGCGGACTTCAAGAAGCTGATAGATGCCAAATTGAACCTCTATCAGATCGCTGAGCTCGGCCGCCGAGTAAATGCCCACTACGAGGCAATCTTTGGCCCCATGGGA